GTTGTTGCATTGCTTAAGTCTGCTGAACTTGTGTATAGCGCTAACTTGTAAACTGCTGCTGCGCCTGATGTTAAGTTTTGCTGACCGGCAAGGATTTGCACCTTGAACGAGTCTGCCATTGCTTGGGTAATTGCCATTTGTAACTCCTAAAAATTAAGTAACTTGAACACGAGCTTGACCATTACGATAAGCATCTTGGCGCTCAAGCCCATCTCCAAGACGTTTTAATTGGGCTAACGCCTCGTTGTATTTGCTATTATACGTGGCTAACATGTCTTGTTCACCTTTCATATAGGTGTAAGCCTCTACAAGAGATCCATATAGCAATACAGGATCGTAATTATCGCCAAGCCAAGATGTACCAGCAGTAACAATTGATGCTGGATAATAGTTGTAATGTAGTTCAGCGCCATAGGCTGCGTCTGGTGTCGGACCAAGAATAAAAGTTAATTCGTTAGGGTCGTTCAATCTAGAACCAAATAAAGCATAATATCGGGGTAAACCCGTAGCTGTTGGATCTGGATACGCTTGGCGGATAAAGTTTACGTCTTTGTTTAGTAAATACTCGTAAGTACCATCTGCCTTAATAACCGCTAATGAATAACTAGACAAATAGTCGTTAGGGCATGCTAAGTATTTACTAGTGCTAGAACAGTTGCCTGTAACATTTTTACGCAAAGAAGGAAGCTGCACCGTATTGTAAATGCGCTCCTCCGCCTGCTGGATAAAAGTATTAATTTGCGTGGTTACGTTAACCGTACTTGTATTACCACCAGACAGCTCTACATACGTATCAGGAAATATATTCTCTGTATACGCTTGTACTTGCTGAAAAAGTTCTGCGTAATTCATTAGCCCATCGGCCCTCTAGAAGTAAAGCCCTTGGTAGCTGCGCCAGATCCACGTTGCTTCATACCAGTCGTTTTAACATCATCACGATCTGGATCACCTAAGCTAACACGAGCTGCTGGTTGTCCTGGCTTAAAATCACCCGCTACTTGACGAGTTGGATCAGGTTTACGACTAACAGATAGCATCGCATCTTTTGCACTCATTGCAGTGCCTTTCATGGTGTGTGGCTGTGCATAAACATCAGCGCTACCAACCTCTTTACCCATTACTTTTTTAGAAAATTTAGCCATGATTACCCCTGATTGTTGGCACGAGCCATATTACGGCCAACAGCTTTCATTGCTGCGCCAGTAACGGTAGATGCACCTTTTTTGCCTTTACCAGTTTGAATGGCTAAGGTTGGACCTGAATCACCAAGATTTTTACCTTTGGTTTTACCAGTTTTTGTTACGCCGTCTGCTGCTTTTCTGAATGTCATAATGACTCCTAAGTTGTACTAACCGTTACTGTACCAATTTGTGTGTTACCTATCAAGTCATTTGGCGTTAAAGCATTGTCAAACAACCTTGAACCACCAACTGGCGCCCAGCCCCATTGGAAAATCCTACTACCCATATCTGGGTTTCCTAGCCCGTCTGGACCAGTTCCACCATTAATATCAATCTGTAAACCATTGGTACCAGACTGCCGATAACTTACATCAGGGCGTGGATCCCGAACCGCCTGAGGGTCGTTCACCGGATACATACCCAATTGTAACTGAGGTTGATCAGGGTTCCAACATGATTGACAAACTTTAATCTTGAACGGCTTTGTCTTTACAACCTCTGTTCTAAGCTCCGAAAGTTTGTACCTAAAACCACATCGGTCACATTCCGCAATTGCGTACTTACCTGATGCAAATTGATTGGGCATATCTTACCTTGCGTAGAACATATTCCGAGGTACAAACCGGATCGGAGCTTTCTCTCTATCCTCCTCAGCCGCCAACCTAAATTGCTCCTCATAATCCATCTTTAACATTGGAATACGGTTCATATCTACATCAGGAAGCTTGGTGGATAACTGATAAGCGAGTCCAGCAACCATGCAAGGAATAAAGCGAAATGGGATATCTTGTACATATATGCCAGATCCAGCATCTTGGATACGGCGTAAACGGTAGTACACAAATGTATATTGGCTTCCAGGCGAGTTAGGCGTAGGCCATACGTTAATGCAAGGCAGGTTCTGTACGGTAACTGTAGCGCTAGCCGTATGAGCTGCTGCAGTAGTGCCGTTTTGACCACGGGCGCAGTTGATTAGCTGATTGCCACTAACGTTTGGATAGCTAATTGTCTCGTTATCAATCTTAATAAATCCAGAAGAAGTTAAACCGCTTGTGGAAGTTAGATCAATCGTTGTGGCAGTAGAGCTTATATTAGCGCTTAAAAGGGCGCCTGAGAGGTTTTCTTGGCCTGACTGACGGTTGATGTACACCTGAATCGGACGGCCCTGTGTGAGCTTGTTTGGTATGCTCATGTAGGTTGGCTCTGCAATACGGCTGATATTGATGTCTATTTGGTTAGAAGTACCGTTGTTTTGACGGATAACCATATCCATAAGATCAATAGTATCTGCTGGGTATGGGTACATAGCCTGTCCTGTAACCATTGGAATAACACCCTGTTCAACCGTCCACAGGTTAATACCACGGTTAGCCCATTCAATAGTCAATAGGTTTAAAGAGCGACGGGCTGTTTTAAAGTCATAGCCAGTACGCAGCTCTTTGCCACATCTCTCAAATGCTTCTTCGATTAGATCGTTTACATCTAGATTAAATGCGGTTGATCCAGTTGTTGCCATTATTTTTTCTTCGCTGTTTTAGCAGATTGAGTAAATGCCGCTTTAGTAGGCGCACCCTTAGATCCAACAGGACGCATCTTTTCACCAGAACCAGCAGCAATACGCTTTTGCTTCGCATGAATATTTGCATACAGTCCTGGTTTAACTTTCCCACCTTCAGCAAACTGGGTAAAGTCCGTATTGTCTCTACGGGGTTTCTTAGTACCTTTAGGCATTTTAGATGGAGCGATATCGCCCATACCACGAGATGGTCTCATACCATTTTTCCTTTGGTTTTACCCTTAACTGCACAGCCATCTGCACGTTTAGAAGCAGATGAAACCTTGCCACCAGCCTTCATGTTCTTAGATTTCTTAGCTTTATCCATTTGCTCTGTAGCAATACGATTTTGCTCTGGGGTTCCCATAACATTCTCATATAGCTTTTTACCAGCAGCTTTTGCTGGATTAACAATATACTTGTTAAGGTTTGCTAAGTCTTCTTCGTTTTGACGGCGATCTATGTCAGCAACGATTTTATCTGGATCTGGTTGTGCCATGATTTAGCACATCCCGCCGTTTTTCATCTTAATCATTGTGCCTTTGGTTTTGCCTTTTGTAGCGCAACCGTCAGCACGGGCAGAAGCAGTTCCACCTTTAGCCATTTTATGCATACGCTTCTCATGGCCTTTAACAGCCTTTTCAGCAGTAGCTTTCATCATTGGCATATCTTGTTTCATATCATCATGTTTCATAAGTCCACCTTCTTTAAATTTCTTGCCTTTATCGGCGTTGTTAAAATCTTTACCTACTGACTGCGGTACCCCTACCTTCTTAGCAAATGCAGGATTATGTGCAATTGCTGCCATAAAATTGCGTTGCTTCTTGCTGGTGCTAGGCATTATTTACTACTCCAGTATCCAATAATTACACCAATAATTCCAGTAACAAGACTAACTCCACCACCAATTGCCATTAATGTTTTCCAACCACCTTTAGCTTCAGACAAAGTTCTTTCAATGTTTTGGAGAGTAGTTTTAATCTCAGCCATCTCCTGTACCATTTTGTCCATATCTACCTGTAGATGTTCAATATTACTAGCATGTGTTGCTAGTTCTCTAGCGGTTTCAATTGGGTCAATAATACTCATTTTAACATTTCCATCTGGCTAAAGAAGCCGCTTTACGAGTAGGTTTACCCTTCTCATCTTTCATCGGTCCAGGCATACCAGACATACGTGCGCAGAATGATTTCTTCCTTGCTCCGCCTTCGGGCTGTGGGGCTTTTAAATTACTGCCTGTTTTTGCATTATATGCTTTTCTACCTGCTGCAGTCATGCCAGCACCTTCTTTTGTACTAAGGTAATTTCTACCTTTTCCTTTGGTTGTCTTGCGTATTGGACTAGCCATTATGCAACCTCAAAATTGTTATTTTTTGAAATATTATCAATACCACGCATAGCTCTTAAATTGCTAGGAACATGAAGTCCTGAGACTAACTTACCTTGTAATGGAATAATGTGGTCTACATGCCAAGGTTCGCCAGTAATTTTAGTCTGTAGCGCCGCCAATTGATACTCATTTTGGATACGCTCTTTATCAATATCAGTAAGCCACACAGGAGTTCTCTGAAGTTTAGAAGCTCTACGAGCTGCTTCGTATGCGGCAACCTTATCTAATCGACTTTTTTGTCTTAGTAATTGATCCATTTTTGATTTCTCATGATCAGCATAGTAATATTTTAATGCTTGCTCTTGGCGTGATTCTTTGTTGCGCTGATACTCTGCTGACCAATTTCTTTTGCTATCACTAGTTATGCGCTTATGTTCTCTGCTACAAAATCTAGCATTACTGCGCATATGACCAATGTTTATTCCACATAGTTCACAAGCCCTACCTTTGGCGGTAAGCCCAGCGCCCTTAGATACAGGCAACTTTTCACCACGACCAATCGCAAGGGAGGGTCCTTTTTTCTTAGCCATAACACACCGTTGCAGTTACAGAAGATCCACAACCTACAAAAATACCATTAGGGCAATAAATGCCTTCTCCTGGAATCTTGATAGGCAGACCAACTGTATTATAAGTATCAATCTC